CGCAATTTCACCGCTGCCACCGGCCTCGAGATTCCTCTGCGTACTAGCACCGGAGGACTGTAATGGCGGACACCCCTACGCCGGGTAACGAGTGGCGCAAGCCGCGCGAGGAAGGTTACGTGATTAAGCTAATCACGTCCGGCAACACTGTGCGCCTGCGTCCGGTGGCGCTCGACATGCTGATCGCGAGCGGTTCCATCCCCGACATTCTCACGCCGGCGGCGGCAAAAATCCTGTGGGATGGACCAGACGCCGGCCTGATTGCCGCGCGCAGCGAGATAGACCACGAGTTTATCGACCTGGTGAACGTGGTTGTGCCGGCCGCCATGCTGTACCCGCGCGTGGTGGACACCCCGCAGGCGGATGACGAAATCTCACTCGATGATCTCGACTTTAGCGATAAGGTCGCGATCTATCAGCTTGCCATTCAGCCCGCGGCGGTGCTGCGTCGCTTTCGTGACCAACAAGCGACAGATGTGGAGCTTGTACGTGACGGCCAAGACGACGAGCCAGCGCCCGAGTAGCTTAGTGAAAATCCAGGATGATTGGGCGGCGCTGCAATTCGACAATGCGGTGACGCTGCTAGGACTGGCCATCGAAAACGCGGCGCAGGAACTAGAGAAAGTGGGCGACGACATGAAGCCTAGATACACGATGGCGCAACTACTCGACCAGGGATTCCGCCTGCCGGCTAACGCCGAACCGGACGCAGATACAGCTATGTTGCGCGGGGTCGATGGTGTGATATTCGACGAGGTGGGCTAATGCCCTTCATATGGCAACGCCGGCCAGAACAGGCTTTGGGCGAACTGACCGAAGCCTACGTACTAGCCATCCGGCGGGGGGTGCTGGTGCTGGCGGAGCGCTATACCGGCGAAATAGAATCATGGATGAAAGACAACGCGCCGTGGACGGACCGCACGGGCGAGGCGCGCCGCACGCTACACAGCGAAGTGCTGGAGATTGCCGATCAGGCCGTAGTCATCATCCTGGGGCATGGCCAGGATTATGGCGTATTTCTCGAACTAAAATTCGGTGGGCGTGATTCCGTGATATTCCCGGCACTCGATTATTTTCTGCCACGCATTGGGGCCGACGTGCAAGTCATGTTGAGGGGGATTCGCTAATGGGTTTCGGCGCAGTAACAGGCGGATTTGCCGGCGGCACAGAGTTAGGGGCCGCTCATGGCTCCGTCGTCATCGACCTGGATCAGCTGCGCAGCGCAGCGCAAACAGCGCGCCAACTGGGTCGCCAAATCGAGCAGTCGCTGGGTGGCATTTCCGCCGGCACACAAAAGGCCGAGGCTGGTATCGGGAGTCTGTCGGCCTCACTCACGCGTCTGGGCGGCGCGTTCGGCATCGTGGGCGGTGCGGCTGCGTTGGTGGCGATCACGCGCTTTGTCGGACAATCAGACGCGCTGGCTACATCCTACCGGCGGCAGAACGTGGCCGCAGAGAGTTTGGCCGGGTCGCAACAGAAGTTAAATGCGTTGCTAACAACCTACGACCGTGTAACCGGCGGCGTGATCGGCAAGGCGCAGGCGCTGGCTGATGTGACATCACTCCAGGCGATTGGGTTTGCCGACACAACGCAGGAGATGGAGCGCTTCGTCACCGCGGCACGCGGGATTAGTATAGCGACCGGGCGCAGCCTGGATTACGTCATCAGCCAATTGCAGCTTGCCATTGCCAATCAATCGGCGCTGCGGCTTGACCAAATCGGGCTAGGTGTTGACGAGGTTCAAAACAGGGTTGAACAATTAAAAAACTCCGAGACCGGCCTGACTGACGCGATGGTTTACCAAAACGCCGTTCTGGGCCTCGCTGAGCAGAAGTTTGGGGCGTTGGTAAAATCGGTCGAAGCGCAAGCCACCGGCGCGGAGAAAGCGCGCAAAGCCTGGCGAGATTTGTCGCTCGTGGTCGGGGAGACATTCGGGCCGGCAGTTTCAGCCGTGCTATCTGGCATTGCGCGCGAGGTCGATGGACTGGCGGCCAGCCTGCAACATGTCGCCGCAATTCTGGCCGCCATCCGCGCGGGCGATTTTAACGCGTACATTAAAACATCGATTGATTTTGGCAACGCCATCCTGGGGCGTGCCGGGCCGGCCGCAACCCCTGGCGGTGGAACAGGCGGACAAGACCCGATGGTCGAGCAGGACACAAATTTCGCTGCCCGCCGCGAGGCCAGGATTGACTTTGCGCGCCAGATCCAGGAGATCGAACGCGACGCCAACGAGCAGCGCCTGGACGCCACTCGCAGCTACGAGAGCCAACGTAGCCAGACCATCTCCGAGTACGAGCGCACCATCGCCCGCGAAGCCGAGGATTTTGGCCGGCAACGCCTGCGCGCGCAGGAGGCTTTCCTACGCCAGATCGGTGACATCGAGGAGGCAGGCCGCCGGCGCAATGCAGAGATGGCGGCCGACCTGGTCGAGCGTATCGGGGAACTGACCAGCGACAGCGGCCAACGCATTGCCGAAGCGCAAGCCGACACCAACAAGCGCATCCAGGAAATCGAAGCCGACTACCAGCGCAACCGCGAGCGCGCCGAACGTGACCACCGCGACCGCCTCTTTGACGCCGCCGCGCGGTTGGATGCGGTGGCCGTGTTCACCGAGCAGCGCAATTTCAAGCGCCAGCAAGCGGACGCCGACGAAGCGCACCGCGAGCAGATTGACAAACTAAACGACCAACTAGCGGAACGCACACAGAAAGAGCAGCAGAATCTAGCCGAACGCATTGCGCAGGAACAGCGCGCCAACGCCAAGCGCCTGGCCGAAGCGAAAGCGGCCGACGACCAGCGCATTGCCGACATGCGCGAAGAGTTCGCCCGCCGGCTGGCGGAGGAAGACGCTGATCGAGCCATTCGTTTGGCGCGCATGGCGGAAGACCACGCCGCCCAACTGGCACAGCAGGCCGCCGCCCAGGCCGAACGCCTGGCGCAGATCGACCGCCACGCCGCCGAGGAACGCAAGGCCGCCGAGGACGCGCATCTAAAACAGATGCAGGAGCTGGGTGGTGTGGTGGCGAAGGGTTGGCTGCTGATCCAGGAGGCCATCCAGAAAGCTATGCTGAAATCCTACGACGAGTTCAACAAAGATTTAGCGAAACGCGACAAACGCTTGATGCAGGCTATGTCCGAAGCCGAAGCCGGCCCATCCGGCGGGCTGAATCTTGCCAACCTGCCCGGCTACGCCACCGGCGGCTGGGTCAATCGCACGGGCTTGGCCATGGTGCATCAGGGTGAGTACGTGATGAACCGCCAGCAGGCCCAACGCGCCGGCGGCTCACTCACCATCGGCGCGTTGAACGTCTACGGCACGCCGGGCATGAACGAGCAGGATTTGGCGCGGGCGGTTCGGGGTGAATTGGTTTCTGTGCTGAGAGGGGTGGCAAATTGAGCGACTATCGAGCCTATGTGGGGCATGATGTTGCGCTGAGCTCACTCACCGTTCTTTCGCCGCAACCACACAGCGCCGGCATCAAAGCGAGCCAACGCACCTACGCGGCGTCGGGCGCGGTCTACGATCAGGGGTTGTATGTTGAGTTGGAGTGGGATTTATTGGGCAAAGTCGCCACCTACACGACGGTGCTGACCGTCTTCGGCTTGCACAATGTGCTATTTGCAAACGTGACCGTTTACGTGCGCAATCGCATTTTTAGCTACGTGCGCATGAATGGCGTGGCGGTCCGTCCGCAGCCGGGGCCGGAGGTGGATTGGAACATCTTCCCACGGAACATTAAAATTCTCGTCAAAGATTTGGTGGCGGCGGTATGAGATTATTTTTACTTTTGCCGTCTATTGTTTTCGCCGCTCGCGTCAATGAGCCGGCGGGCGTGCTCTATCCGCTGAATTCCGTTGATTTTGACGGTGTGACCACTGGCGCGTACACGGATGTACTCCCTGGCCAGACTGTCATCTTCGGGAGCGCCGCCGGCTTTGACGACTTGGGCCGGCAGCGTGTGCGCAAAGCGCCGACCGCCAGCGAACTCTACATTGGGCGGAGTAGTCTAGGCGTTCGCGACGGCGAAGTTAACATTATCGACAACGCCTATATTACCGTGCTGGATGACTACCGCATTTGGAGTAAGATCCCGTTTTTCGATACCGATGGCTTACAGTTCAAAGACTCGGATTTGGCCTACGTCGACCAGACCCTTGAGCCGCCGCCGGTGGCCAATTGTGGGCCGGGCACGGCCGGCACGATTGACCCGGCGGACGATCTGCTCGACGTTGCTTTTAGCGCCGCCGCCTCGATCGCTGTGGCCGATGGCGCGACGATTACCGGCTGGGCCTGGAATCTAGGCGACGGCAATGTGATCGCCGGCGACAGCGACGAAGAAGATGTGACCGCCGAATTCCCCGCCGGCTTCCGCTGGGTGTCATTGACCGTGCAGGATAGCAACGGCAAAACGCACACGGCGCGCTGTCCAGTGTTGGCAATCGACCCAGACGACGATCCAACTATACGCGCTTTTGAGATCGAGACCCACCGCATCACGCCGCAGGGTCAACAGCTTGCCGTGCGCGTACGCGAGGACATTAGCCTGGCTAGTTATCCCGACGGCACGCTTGTTCTATTGTGGGATAGCGAGCCGGCGGATGAGAGCGACCGTAGCCACATGCAATTTATCGGTTGGATCCAGCAGGAGCCGATTGACCAACAGGCCCAGCGCACGGGATTTTTGCAGGATGTAACACTAAACTGTGTAGATGTGGCCGGGCGGCTGGCCACCCTGCCCGGTTTCCCGCAGATCATCGAAAATGAAGACGCGCCTGAAAACTGGTCACAGATGAACGCGCCCAACATCGACAAATATTTGCATTATCTTTTGCACTGGCACAGCACGGCGCTGGAACTAGCAGATTGGACGTGGAGCGGAACCGGCGACGATTACGAGTTCCAAGCGCTCGCCAGCGACGGACAGAATCTATTTGACCAGGTGGAACAGCGCGCTGGCGCAATTGTGCCCGACCACCATCTGACCTGCAACCGGCTGGGCCAGTTGCAAACGGTGGTTGATCCGATGCTCCAGGATACCGCCGACCGCACAGCCACCGAGCAGGCGACCATTACGCTGGCGGACTGGTCAGCCGTGCGCTACGAACGCACACGCCCCCCGCGCGTCTACTGGCTACGCGGCAGCGCCATCAAGGCGCAGAGCGTGCCGGAGATCGAAGTATTTTTCTGTGAGTCGCCAGGTCACACGCCGGGCCAGGGTGAGCAGGAGATGACGCACGGCGAGCAACTAGCCATTAGCCAAGCCGACTTGAACACCGTTACCGGCCACCGCTATGCGCGCATTAACGCGCCACAAAGCAAATTCACGGTGTCGCTGGCGACCGGCGACGATCTGGGCATCGAGCCGGCGGATCTGACCTGGGTGCGCTTGGTGGTGGGTGCGGCGCAGCGCACGCCTGGCCAGACGTTTGACCGCCGCGGGCTAGTGGCGGAACTCAACATTCGCTATGACCATCAGCGGACGGGGCTGGTGAAAACGGTTGAGATGGTATGGGAGCGAGAGACATCTGGCACGCCGGCGGTGACAGTAATACCGAGCGCGGCGGAGCCGGTGCCCGATGGGGATTGGTGGGTGCCGCCGCCAGTGGAGGAGTGGATTCCGCCGTCATTTGGTGATCCGACCGTCTATTATGGAGTACCGGCTGGATATGTACTATGGGATGGCGCACATATTATGCGCACCTGGGATGTACTGGACTCCTCACCAACCTGGGCGCTGATTGATTCCGGCATTTCTGGTAATATCGAAGATTTGCAATATGTCCACACCGGCGCGGACACGGTGGGCGGCTGGTTAAAAACTTCTACAGCGATTTTCTGGTGCGCAGATTTACTGGCCACGACGCCAACGTGGACGAATGTATTGGCGCTATCAACCGTACAGGCTACAGACGCCACACCGGCCAGCGGCGTGGTAACATTTCAGTGTATGTCGCATTATCCCAGCCAACCAGGTACGCTCACGGTTGCCACCGGCCCCAACGCGGCTGAAACATTCAATACAACCTATCAACACGGTTATTTTTGGCTTACTGAGGATTATGGCGCGAATTGGACGCAGATCGATACGGATTACCTGCTGGAAACATTCACGAGTTCTACGCGTGGTTACTGTCATTCTGCATTGTACGCAATGGACACCTTCCACAGCAGTCCTGGCACAATTTACTGTGTGCGCGCCACGCCAGTGATCGGCAACCGCTTTGTTCAGGTACTTGTTTCAGAGGACCGCGGGCTGACCTGGGCGAAAGTGCAAAGCCTTGAACCGGATGGCAATAATCGGCGCGACTTCTCATTACTGCATCCATTCCCGGACGCTGCATCCGCCAGCTACGGAATGCACGGACCAATCAGTGGTGATACACGACCATTAGGATATGTTTCCACGGATGGTTGGGCCACCAAAACGCAACTCACGCTGCCTAGCGGTACGGCGGCTTTTTCGAGTTTGTGGCGTTTCAACAAACGCACGTTTGACGATGACCATGTAATGGCCTGGATGCGCAATAGCACGTCTACATTCTATGAGCTAATGGAGTCCTATGACCAGGGAGCGACCTGGGCGAGTCTTTTCGACAGCGGCCTGGCAGGACAATCCGTTAGCAACACGGGCAACATTTCTCTGGGCAACTGTGCCGCATACAACACGCCTAACGGGTGGCCGGCTGACGTGGCCAGCTGGTTTTTGGTGCGCGCCGTATCACCTGGTGGTTCTACGACTGGCGTCATCCAGTCCACCGTAGATAATTTCGCTACATCAGTCGTGAGTCGAGTAGGCAATCTGGCGAGTATCCTGCCGGGCGGATCGTCGGGCTGGACAAATGGACCGGCGAATGGATTCGCCTTGCCGAGAGTTGGCGTAAACGCATGAGTGCAACCAATGACGACATCCGCCGCCTGTTCGACAACGCTTGGCGCGGTAGCGAGCAGCGTTCGTGGATTGCCGGGATCTTAGGTCGCGTCAACGCGGACGCGACCATCACCGTGGACGTGCCCAACCGCTCCGCGTTTGTGTTCGTCCGCGTCGGCGCGACCGGCCAGCAGACGACCACCATCGCCCGCGACGCCTACCGAGTGCCACGCCGGGCCAATCTGCCGGTGCGGATGCGCCGCGAGGGCAACCAGTTGGTCGTCTACGATGTAGACACGGTACGGGCTGAAGCCGCGACCGCCGGCGAGACGGTGACGACCGTCGCCAAACACACACACCGCATCGGCACGGGGCTGGAATACGAAGTCGAAGCCTTGCGCCTGGAGCCAGGTCGCGTGAGTTGGTACGGCGGGCTGAGCGTGTATGTAGGCGCGTTGCGCTACTACTACAATGGCGCGTGGGATACCTGGCAAGGCGGCGACATCGACCTGACCGCCTATGTGCCGGCGGCAAGCGGTGAATGGGCCTGGGTGCTTACGGGCGTCGATCCAACCACCAACACGGCGGTTGCCGCGGCCGGCGTGAGCCAGATATACGCCACACCGCTGACCATTGATCTGATTGACGCCATTGATTTTGGCGATGCCATCCCCTGCGCGGCGGTGCGCGTACGCAATGACGACACGGTGCTGAGTGACATCACGCGTTACGTTGATGCCCATGGCTGGTTCAATGGCGCGATTGAGACGGTAGATCGGTTATTGGTGTTTGAGGATGATTTCGTATTTTTTGACGAGGAGCCAGTGCTATGGCCGTGAAACTGAGGGAGAACGCAGTCACCAAACTGGCGACCGTAACCGGCATTGACGCCACGGCAATCGCCGCGACAACCCTGTTCGTCGTGCCGGCCGGCAAAACGCTAGTCGTTACACAGGTCGTGATCCGCTGCACAACCTATACGGTGGTCGTCAAAACCACTCAGGCGGTTGCTTCGTTTGGTGGCAACGCCAGCACCTATGACGACTATCTCAACAGCGTCACCTACACGATAGCTGCGGCGGATGTGGCGATTCACGATAGCGTGCTAGACGCCGCCGTGCCGGTCTATGCCGCGGGCGCTGCGTTTACGTTGGCAATCGAGACCGGCAGCGACGCGACGGCAGAGGTGTGGGCCGTCGATTTGTTGGGCTATCTGGTTTGATCGCCAAACAAACCCCGCCGGGTGAGGGCGGGCGTCGTCCATTATCTGAGGCGTCACCACTCCCAGTCTCGCATAAACTGCGGTCTCTCCGGCTCGTGGTAT